TTACAATTCTACGTACAAACCCGAAGTCTATATCGCAGAAGTCTGCTATGTTTCTTATTGTGTACATTAGAATAGTGGGTTTTTAGGTTTTGTTATTGGTTGATAGTGTGAAACATATTCTTTCCACCATTTATATTGGATTATATGAAATTGCTTAATTGAAATATGATTATCAATAACTACAAAATAATAATTATCATCTACTGGTAAACCGCTTTCTTTTAGAGAAATCCAACCGTTGTTGTTTTCTAATTTATGTAAAGTAACTGGTCTAATGCTTATATTTTGAACATGACTATCAGCCCCATTTTTATAAGGGTTATAATTTTTTACCATAAATTTAGTAGGGTATATATTATTATAACTATGATACTCTTTTGTAGATGTAAAGTTTAAATATCCATTTTCATCTATTAACAAAGATTTAAATTTTTCCTCACCAACAATATCAATCCATTCTTTAACTATTAATTCTTTTTTCGCATCCATAATATTTAATTTTAGTTTTTCAAATTTACTAATTAATTCAATACCCTTTACAAAGGGTTGTTAATTTAGAATTGGTCTAAATAGTTACTTTACTTACAAATTTATCCCTTGTATCAAACTCGAAAGCGAAGAACTCATCTTTGTCAAGATATCGGAACGTAAAAATTGTGCCGTGCCGATAAGCCTTAATCTCATCAATCCAAACTTGTGGCTTTGTAGTTACTAAAGAAACTCCACTTAATCGGAATGGTCGGTTATTGTTCTGTGGATTGAAGTGGTTAACTTCGTACACGTGTTTTTCTACTGTAAATTTACCCATAACTTAAACTCATCAACTGAGCGTATTAGTTTATATTTATATCCAAGTTCGGTTACGCGCTTTTCAAATTCTATTTGTGCATCACTTTGAACGCCCGTAGAAGTTTTTAATTCTACAAAAACAAGCTCAGAAGTTTTCGGGTGTATTACTACTAAATCACTAACTCCACTTAGTAAACCTGTAGCTTTAGCTAACATAGTTTGTAACGCGTTTGTTTTACCTAATTCGTTTGGTACGCTGAAAATTAACCCGCGCGGATTATGGTGTTTTAAGCAAAAGTTGTTTGTAAACCATTTTACACATTCTGCTTGTATTAGTGCCTCGTCGTTTTTCATTTGTAGTTTCTTAATGATTTAATTCTATTTACCCAAATCGGATTATAACCTTTGTATTGTGCGTAGGCTTCCAAGTCTGAGTATGGTAGTTTATAGTGAATCCACGAACGCTTATATCCTTTGTACTCAGCAAACAACTCTAACTTATCAAATGACTGTAATTTAAAATACCTAGAAACGTCCTCTGGTGTTATCTGTGAAAGTTCAATCTCTAACGCCTCCCTAACCTCCTGAGCGCTCTTTGGTAACTCAGCACCACAATACTCACAAACCTGTAAAGACGCTGGTAATATCGCACCACAACTCGGACAATCCTTAACAGGTGCAATTCCTTTCTCTTTAACTTCTTTTTGTAAACTCCATTCTCTATCGATATGCCAAAAGTTATGAGTGTAAATATTGTTACCGAAATCTAATATTGTAAACTCTTTCTTTCCGTCAGCGGTTCGGCTTCCACGTCCAACCATTTGTAAATATAAAGGTAGTGATTTTGTTGCTCGGTAAAGTATTATAACCTCAATTAATGCGTGATCATAACCAGCCGTTAAAATACCAACATTTGAAAGCATCGCGTTTGCCGTAGTTTCAAACCAATTAAGTATTTCGACGCGTTCTTTTGTCGGTGTTTCTCCATCCAAATGTTTAATCGGTAAACCCAACGCGCTTAACTTCGCGACAAGTGTTTTTGAACTATCTACATTCGGAGCAAATATCAACGCTTTTTTGTTAGGTGTAAGACGCGTGTAGTTTTCATAAACTCCCTCAAAAACCTTGTTTCTAGTTAAAAAATCCCCTAAGCTGTCATTGTCGTAATCACCTCCTTTTACCTTTACTGATTTCAAATCCAAACGCAGACCGTAATAGTTTGGTTTTGCTAAGTAACCACTTCCTATAAGTTCGCTAATAGTTACCTCCTCCACTAACGCGTTATAAAACTCATCCAAAGACGTTTGATTTGCGCTTCGTGTTGGTGTTGCGGTTGCTCCGATAACATAAGTATTCGGGTTTAAGTATGGTAAAATAGAATTAAACGACTGTAAATGGCTTTCGTCTATAATAAGTAAATCCAACTCATGTAAAAGTTGCGTGTAAGTATTGTTTTTAACGCGTCTAATTAATGTTTGCGTCATAGCTACATAAAGTTGCGCGTCTTGTATTGTTTTTGCCTTAGCATCTAGATTTACAATATCGCAACCTAAATCGGTTAAAGTTCCACCTGATTGAGTTAGAAGTTCGGTTCTATGAGTTAATACCATACATTTTTTGCCTCGTTGAAGTGCGGTTTTTAGGATAAAGGAAAACATTACAGTTTTACCTGCACCTGTTGGAGCGCACATAATAACTTTTTTGTTTCCTTTTGCAAATTCCTCTCGGACTTTTAAAACTGTTTTTTCTTGATATGGTCTTAGTTGTTTCATGGTTTTATTTTGTGAACCGAGTGAACCGAGTTCACACTTGTTAAAGCCTTATTTTATTGGATTGTGAACTAAATGAACCAAGTTCACAACTTTTTCTATTATTTTTATTTTTTATTTTACAAAAAAAATTTTTCTAAATTTGTGAACTTTTAGTTCACTCGGTTCACTCCCTTGTGTTTATTGGGGTTACGGCTGTGAACTAAGTTCACAAAGTTCACAAAAAAGACCTATTTTTTATCAATTTCGGCTACATATTTGTAAATCATGCGTTTTGATACCCCTAAAATCTCTGCTATTTCATTCTTATTTAAATCAGGATTTATTTTATACATTTCTGTAAATTGTTCCTTAACTGATTTATTTTTATTAGATGATATAATTGTTTTAATTTCGTTTTTTTCTATGCTATTTACTTTAATCTTTTTAGCCATAGCAATAAAATATTTAGATAGTTTTTCAGCTTTTAAAATACTATCCTTACTTATTACTAAAGCATCGCTTTTACAAGTTAAATCAAAGAAACTATCAAAAGCATTAATTAATAATGCAAAACGAGGTAAATAAGATTTTTGTTTAGGTAACATTGATTTCATATACTCGTTTTCATCGTCGCTGTTTTGAATATTAGTATATTCATTAAATACCCTAATCCACTCTGTTTTACTTTCTTTTGGTATTATAGCAGTTTTAAAAACTATATCACCATCGTCGTTAAACTCTAAAACCTTATGTTTAATAGTTTCATAAAAACTAATTATAGCATCGTTATACCATTGAATAGTATCGTAATTCATTTCTTTATCGTTCCAAGTATCAATACTCAACTCAGGAAAAGACAATAACATTCTATCAACAAAGCCGTTATCTTTATTGTCGTTTGTATAAAAGCTATTTAATATTGATGGTTGTATTCCTCCAAGTACAGAAATTAAGGGTTTATCAACAAAGCTACTTTTAGAAGTCTTACGATTTAAAGATATTGCTTTACCACTCCAAGTTGATAACCAAAATTCTAAATCAGAACCCTCTCTATACTTATTCATATCTTTAAACCAACCCGCCAGCTCATCTTTAAAAACCCCAATACTGTTTTTGTTTTCTTGATGTAGTTCTACTAAAGCCTCAATAGTAATATCATTGGCTATAAATTGGCTTTTAGTCGGTTTAAAAACTTCCTCATGTTCTTGTTTTTCTTTTTTACTTAGGCTTTCGTAGTAATCATATTTTTCACTTTGCTTAATATAATTTCTAATTTCTTTATTATTCGCGCTAAGTAATGGTTTAATAATATTGTGGATTGATGGTGTTTTACCTAAACCAGCTTTACCAACTACAGCCAACCAAATAGTAGCCGTTTCATTCCAACCTTTTTTAACTTCAATTTGGATTGAGTTACCAATACAAACAGATATTAACCAAAGCATAGAACAACCCATGTAATCAATACTACTATCTAAAGTTTCATTACATTCTAAAATATAAGATTGAATAGGTTGTGGAAAAATTTCAATAGGGAATACTAAATCTTTTTTATCAATCTTTGGTAACTCTCTTTTTTCCTTTAATGGTTTTAATGCGCGAGTTCCAAATCCTTGTTGATATATTTCTTTAGCTGAAGCTGTAAAATTACCGTTATGATTTTTATAAGTATAAGCAATAAATGGAGTTATTAATTTTTCGTTTGGGTAAATAGTTCCTGTAGTAAAAAGATACATACAACCGTTACTTTTAAAAATACTACCACTTGTTGGATTTTCCGAACCATTACGTTTTATAACATACCTATCATTTAACTGACGTACTATTTTAAACTCGTCCTGTACTATATCGAATATAGATGTTTTTTGATTATAATCGTCCCAAGGCTTTATAGTGTTACTTTCAAACTCAGCCTGTTTAGGTTGTTCAATTTCTATATCCTCAACGTGATTATAACCTTTACAAATAGACCAAAGTATTTCTCTGTCGCGCTCTGTAATCTCTTGAACTTCATAGTAAGCTAACTTAGATATTTTATTATCATAAATTACAACCATCCCACCATTACCACGACTTTCAATAATAGCCTCTTTATGGTCTTTTAAACGCGCTATTTTTGTATTTCCTTGTATGGTGTTGCAACGGTAAAGTATATGATAACCTTGATTTTTAGTTTTATAAATTACAAACTTCTTTTCAAAATCATCTATATTATCTTTTAAAAATAAGTGTAGTTCATTCCAAAAATCGTTTTGCTCCTGTAATGTTGCAAAAACTTTACAATCAATATCGATAACCTCTAAATTATTAAAACCCGTAATCAATCCGTACATCGGACTATTTAGGCTGTCTATTTCCTCTTTTGTCCTTGCTATTGTTTGGTATTTTTTCCACGCTCCAATAGGTGTTTTTCTTTCATCAACAGGGATTATAGAATGCCCACAATCCACTAATTTTCTTAAAAATGATTTCTCCATGTTATTTCATTTTTTGCTGAACGTGAAGTAATGCCCCAATAAATGTATGGAGTTCTTTTTTTGATAATCCTACTTGCTCAACTGAATGATTGTTATCAATTTCAATAAAAACTAATTCTTTTGCCTCGATAATTTTAATAGATGAGTTAATAATACCCTCTAATTTTAAAACGTGTTCCATATTAAATTATGTTAAATTAAAAAACCCTAATTCGTTTGGTAGTGCTGTGGAACGTACCTCCCGAATAGGGTTCTAAATAAATATCTTTTATAACTAATGCGTTCCACTTCATTAGTAATTGTAAATATAATAAAAAAAACAACGCGCCTAACAAAAGACGCGTTTAATTTTAGTTAAAATGTTGAATTTTTTTCTAATTTCCAACCCTGTATTTGATTGAAATATTTAGCTTCTCCCTCAGGATTAACCCATTCGCTACCTCTTAGGTTAATTGAAACCGTTACATCGTCACCAACGTTAACCGAGTTTAATAAGTCGCACTTATCCTGTGCAAACTCAATTAAAATGTGTTGTGGATATTGTTCTTCAGTTGTAACTACAAACTCGCGCTTTTTAAAACTTGCACTAACCTCTTGGGTTTCTTTTACTAATTTAATCTTACCGATTACTTCCATAATTATTTAAAAATTTAATTTATTAATACTCTCTTTTAATTCTTGTTCTAATTCTAAACCTCTTTTAAACTTAGCTCAACACATTCAGCAATCGTCTTTAACACAGGTCTTGCCTTTGTCCCTATATTAACCTCACTTTCACGAGTCAGGCATTTAACAAACATTATCTTTGGACTTTCTGGACGATACGCTAAAAAAAACAAACGTTCCAAGCGTGAGTTAACTGTAAATGCATGAATACATTGTGTTATGTTTTCAAGTGGGATTTCGTTTTCCAAACATACGCGTAAATGGTTTTTAGCCCCAAAGCACTTAATTTCACATTGTGCCGTTAAGTCTACTGTAATACCATCAGGACTTATCCCTAAAAGTTCAATATCAGATTGTATCCAGCCACATTCTAAAAACTCCAAACCAGTGTAAGCGTTTAATTCAAGTCGCGCCTGAGGCTCTAACATTTTCCCGCGTTCCATTGCATCTGAAGTGTAACCCTCGTCATCGTTATCCTCATCGTAACGCTCGGTGTGTTCTGCTAACAATTCGTAAAACAAGGTATCAGTTTTAGTAAATAAACCTTTAGCGCGAGTACCTCCAATTTTGCCGTGTTTAAGTAAAAACCAATCTAAGCTACCTTGCTCAATATCAAAATAGACTTTCATTATTTAAGCGTAGTTTTTAAACGGTCTTTAGTAGCGATTACCTCGGCGTTGTTTTGTTCTTCTTTAGTTAAATTTAAGTCATTTCTCATTTTACTATTCTCCTGTATTTCCCGCCTACCCCTAAGAATAGGCGAGCCACAGGATTTAATTTTTAATCTTCGAGACACTTATGACCGAAGCCTAGTATCTCTTGAATTATTTTAGGATGGGACTCGTCGAAACCAATCCGTCCTAAACTCACTCATGTAGATAGTATATTCTATGTGTAATACAATGTCAATGAAGTTATCCACATATCCGTAATACAGCACAACTAATCTATCTTGTAAAGTGTTAAAGTTTTTCTCCTTATAAAAACACTTCTACTCTCCTTCTTTCTGAGTTTATCTAAAGTCGCCACTTCCTCTTTATGAAATCTTACAGGGATAATGGTGCAAGGGGCATATTTTCTTTTAATCATTTTAAGAGTGTATCACAATTAAGGCTAAAGTCAAGCCTACTTCTAGTTACTTAATGGGGGGTTAAAGCCAAATCCCTTTAGGAATTTCAAACTCTTCTACTAAATCATCAATAGCATCTCTGTAAGTTCCTTTTTTGTTTTGGTTGGCACAAACAAATTGATAGATCTCAAACCATTGGTCTCCCTCCCCTTCTTCATACTTTTTAGATTTTAGTTTCTTCTTCATTTATTTTGTATCTAAAGTGGGGTCTAAGCTTTTGCTTTTAATAATTCTTCTGTGTCTTTAATTTTATCGCCGAACCATATTTTTATTGATGTTGGATTTCTCATTGCTTGCATATAGCCCCAATCGTTACCGTCTTTACTTATAACAAAAGCGGGAACAATTTTTTTGACAAAATCTTCTCTAGTATATTCTGAATTAGAAACTCCACACGAAGAAATGCTAGAGAAACACCCTGCATTAAGAGCTTATGAGGATCATTTACGCCGAGAGGTGGAACGCCATGCCGAATAATATTCTAAGAATCATGCTAAATAAGGAAAGAGGAATGCTCGGTGAAATGTCCCTTGACCTATACGAAATGAATTTACTCGCCTATCCTCTTTCTGGCTTAAAAGAATGGTCGAAGTTCGCTAAGTTACGACAGATGTTCAAATGACCACTAAAACACTCTGGTATCTATTATTAGTAACATCAATAATAATTATATGTACATTACTCAACATGAGCGAGCCAAAGGAGAATCTGCCCAGCGAGAGGCTATTGGTAAATACTACAAGCTCACACTTTGGTTCATTGCACTTTACTTCGGGGGACATTTCTTAGTAGCCATAGCTAGATACTTTGTATGAACCAGAAACTAGCCGAGCCAT